ATGGATATTACTGAGTTTCCTTCTGGAGTAATTGAACACCTTGGCTGGTATGTATACCGATTGATTGATCCTAGGGACGGAAGCACCTTCTATGTAGGGAAAGGCAAAGGTAACCGCGTATTTGCCCATATGCGCGGTGAAGTGGCAGCGGCTGATGATGACGAGTTACTGAGCAACAAGCTAAAGCAAATCAGAGAAATAAGATTAGCGGGACTTGAAGTTATCCATGTAATCCATCGACATGGAATGACTGATGAAAAGACGGCGTACGAAGTTGAAGCAGCACTTATTGATGCCTACCCTGGGTTAACGAATATCATGAATGGTGCTGGCAGCAATGAATTCGGCGCCGCGCATGTCAAAGAGTTGATAGCAACATATCAACCCGAAACCATAACATTTCATCATAAAGCATTAATGATTTCCGTTAACAGAAGTGCAAAGGATTCAGAGCTTTATGATGCGGTTCGATTTAGCTGGCGCATCAATGCCTCGCGCGCCAGTCAAGCAGAAGTCATTCTTGCCACTGTAAGGGGTATCGTTCGAGGGGTTTTTATTGCTGATAAATGGCTCAAATCAACACGTGAAAATTTCCCTACGATGAAATACTGGGACGAGGATCCTGACTTTGAGGCAACACAAAGTTCTCGCTATGGTTTTGAAGGTCGAGAAGCCCCACCTGAAATAGCAAATCTTTATCTTGGAAAAAAAATACCAGATGAATTAAGAAAAAAAGGAGCTATGTCCCCGGTCCGTTACTCACCTAATTTTTGAGTATTCAATTGATAAGATTAAACCGCAGCACGTTATTGCATACAACGTACCTGCGGTTTCAACTCCGCCGCCCCCCCCCAATCATGATTGGACAGCACTTGCAAAAAAAGAAATTAGTATTCTCAGCAGGACACCGGTCAGATAGTGCGGCAGATCAATGTCTGGTGAATATTGATGACCGCTGCCCGCTGATTCTATTGCCGAAACTGTGCGGGAAAAGATGTGGCAAGATATTGTTGGTAAAAAATTCTCAGTGACTTTATGCCAGCAAATCAGTTTACCTGGCATCCAGTATCGTGTGCGGTGGATAATGTCAAAAAACATGGGGAGTCGATTAAACAGGTATAATCGTTAAAAACCTTCAAACTCCAGGCAAAACCCTATTTCATAGAACATGTACTTTCATCTGGTATACATGAACGAATTATGACTGCGTTAGTAAAATTATCTTGGGTAAATTACAAGCAGAGATATATGTTCCAGTCCAGTGTTTTTTCGTTTACAATATTTATCTTTCATTATCACTTGACTTTATTAAAAGAGGTTCGTTGTGACGAATTTTTTTGGGAAGAGAATATATACCCTGGATGTTCTGAGAGGATTTGCCGCACTTTCCGTTGTGTTATGGCATTGGCAACATTTTTTTATGAAAAAGAATGCTGCATCTGACATAATCATAAACCGCCAACCTTTTTATGAATTTTTTTCCGTTTTTTATCATTACGGTTTATATGCTGTCGAATTGTTTTTTATGATTTCTGGATTCATATTTTTTTATCTATACGCTGACAATATACACAGCAATAAAACCTCAGCAAAAACTTTTATAGTTAACCGTGTCAGTAGATTATATCCACTTTATATATTTACATTTGCTGTCGTGGCAATATTACAAATTATTTTCTTTAAAAGTCATAATTATTTTTTTGTTTATCCTATGAATGACATTTACCATGCCATTCTGAATTTATTGATGATTCAATCATGGGGATTTGAGCGAGGTTGGTCCTTCAACGCCCCGACATGGTCCGTGTCGATTGAAGTACTTATGTACATGATATTTTTTATATTATGCAAGTTCACATCAAAAACAACATTCATATCAATTTTAATAGTTGCATTGTCGTACTACTTTTTCAAAATTAACAATCCCATAATGATCGGCGCATTCTCTTTCTTTATTGGTGGTCTGACCTATAAAATTACGATTGCGGTCATAAAAAATATTAGCGCAAAATTATTTTTTATTTTTGCTTGTGTTTTTCTATTGATCTCATGGGGAGTTATCTTTACCCTGCAAGTAGCAGATATATTCTCAATTATCTTATTCGGATTTACCTCCATAATCTTTTTCCTTGTATCAATTAGCGCAATACGAAACGATTTTGGGAAGAAAATTGAATGGTTGGGTGATATCAGTTATTCATCTTATCTTTTACATTTTCCTTTGCAAATCATTGTTGTTTATTTAGCTGACAAGATTGGCTATGGACGCGATCTTTTTTACAGCCCCAAGGTATTCATTTTATTCATGCTTACATTAATGGCAATTAGCTATATGTCATATATATTCATTGAAAAGCCATCGCAACAATTCATCCGAGATAAATTTCATTAAGTAAAGTCACTTTGCAATGATTAGAGTCAACAACTATTACTTTGACTCTAATCACACTGCAGTTTATCCGTATGCTCTATATTCATAAAAATCGACATCAATATATAGAATGGAAATAAACGAAACCGCGTCACATCCTCAATATAGAAGCGTTCAAAGCCTTGCAAACCATTGCGAGGCTTTATGTGTCACAGTTTTATCCTACTTTTATTACACAAAAAGAATTGAGTTACAATTAAACCGCTTCTCCTCAACAGATTTTATTCAGCGAAGCACGGTTCATCCGGCCACTCAATATCCGGTGCAATGCTGGTATCTGTTGCCGTCACAGCCTCGATATAATCCAGCACAACGTTAAGTCTGGTAGTTTCTTCTTGCGTCAGTTTGCGCCCGGCCTGCAGCTTTAACTGAATCACGCTGATATTGGCCATTGCTGCGTCTATCAGCGACTGTTTTTTCTGTTCAGCGTCAGCTACCAGTTCATCATGAGAACGTTCCGGAGGGAGCGGCGCAGTAAATACCCCGTCTGAATACCCCCAGCCGATTCCGGGATGCTCACTGATATCAGAAATATCAATGAGCTGCTGATTATCCGGCACTGTGAATTCAGCCTCGCCATCCCAGACAATGACATTCACAACCATCCCATTTTCAATAACTGCATATGACGCATTCATTATGCAAACTCCTCGATAATACAAATCCCAGCAGCACCTTTCCCGCCTGTCATACTGGTTCCGCTATAGCCGGCATCGTATGCGCCACCGCCACCTGAACCATATGCCTTACCACTAACACCACCGCCAGCGCCTGCGCGTCCACCGCCCCCCCAGTACGATGTTCCGCCTTCACCGCTGACGCCGATATTTCCGGACTGACCGTCGCCTCCATTTCCACCAATGATGTTGATACCGCCAGTACTCGGCACACCTCCGTTACCACCGTTTGTGTTTGTGACTCCTGACTTTCCGCCGCCTGCGCCACCAGGAGCAATTAACGATGCGAATAAGCTATTACCGCCATTGATGCCGTACGTCGCACTAACACCACCGGCCCCACCTGCGCCGATAGTGACTGGATAACTATTCTGTGTCGGGGTCATTATTGAAATTATTGTTCCACCGGCCCCACCGCCAGCACCGAAAAACGTTTCATTATTGGATATAGCCTTGCAGCCGCCCCCTCCGCCACCGCCGCCCGTTATTGTGACCCTGATCCGTTTTGTTCCTGGCGTCGGGGTGTACGTACCTGATGACGTGAAAACCCGGGTATTCACCCAGCGTCCCACGTATCCGCTTGTATCTCCCAAACCAAGGTTTTCGAGAGCCGTTTTCACCGTGCCGTCCGATTTGATATCGCCAAACGGATTCTTGCGGCTTAACAGCAGCGCGCGAAGTGCGGTAAGCAACTGATCGTGCCGCCCCTTCTCCAGACTGGCACCGGATGCCTCCACAACACTGCAAAGTTCCTCCTGCAACATGTCAAAGTAGTCATCATCCAGATCGGTGGCAGGTGTGCCGGTCTGGGGGTTACCACGGGTAAAACCGTTCTTACCCGCGCCGAACTTATCCTTCTGCGCGGTTTTCGTGTCTATACGATGCATGAATTACTCCGGATATTTAAAAATTACGTAGGTATGCGACGGGCAGAGTTTGTTAAGCACGCACTCGACAACGGTGTCCCCCCAGATACGCAGTGCGGAATCACAGGGATCGCCACATGTCATCCAGGTGGTGTTGGTGGCGGCTGGCATGTTGACCCGCCAGTAATACCGCCATTCCGGCGCATTCACCGCGTCAGTACAGGCAGATGAGCAGGTGAACGTGCTTTTGTCGTATCGCGTGATGGTAGCGTCTGGTCTGCCCAGGGCAGCAAGCTGTGCAAGGTAAAAATCCTCATTGATGCCGCCCGCCAGGTTAACCTTCGCATCCAGTCGTTGCTGACGCTGGCGAAGGGTCTGTGTCCCTGCGGGAATACATTCATCCGGCAGGCCGCACAGACGCTCCCAGCGATTTATCAGTTCGGTGGTGGTGCGCGGATCCAGCTCCCGCATCAGGGCATCCGCACGCTGATGAACGCGGGTTAATGACGGTGCCGCACCGGCAATCGCCGGATCGCTGGCTGACCACGCCGGACCGGGCGGCAACAGTGCTGACAACAGACGGATGTAATCATCGTTTGTCACGTCCATGAAATCGCCCCCAGAACCGCCAGTTCATTTTTCGCAATGGTGATATTGTCCGCCGGTGCAAGCAACTGATGGCTGTATTCCCCGTTCGCACCGGAAATCGCTTCACTAATACGTGACACCTTCAGTTCTCCCTGCGGATAACCATCACGCAGCAGGAACGAACGCAACTCCGCGGTGATGGCAGCCCGTATTTCCGGTGTGTCCGGCGTCACACGGATATGAAAATCCACCGTATGTGCCACCGGCCTGAACACATACAAATCAGAGCCTGCCACCGGGGCCAGTGGCCCGATATGTTGTCTTGCCGCCGTTTCCGTTGATTCTTCCGGAATGGGATTAATCAGGTCACTGCTGGCAATCATCACACCGACAGTCCCCGTTCCCATCCAGTGTCGGTATGTCCATGCGCGGGTAATGCCAGGCACTTCTTTAGCCCAGACGACATAGTCCCCGTCAGCCCCGCCCTGCGGCGTCCAGTAATACCGCTCAATGACGCGGGCGCGCCAAGTTTCCAGCTCTTCAGTATCAAATCCGCCTGTCAGGGTGTCAGCCACACCGGAAGACGGCAGACCATTCACCGGCGTGACCAGGATTAATGCCGTACCGTCGTCAGCGTTACCGACCGCACCTGCACTTGAGCAGGCGATCGGCACGCGCAGGACACCACCGGAGCTGATTGCATCGTCAGTTGTCGTGTACTGCACCAGGTCATCGCGCTGAATAACACTCCCGGCAGTCACCTTCAGGCCATCGCTGACACCTTCCCAGCGCATATACCCGCTGGCAACCGTGGCTCCCTTGCGCGGACACCGTTTCATCGCAGCATGTCGCGCCAGCCAGAACTCATCGCACAGGTCAGGCAGCATGTTCATTGCCAGATAATCGATGTACCCGTAAACCGTATGCAGCGCCGCCGCATACACCTTTGCCCGCACGTCTTCATCCATGCGCCGGAGCGTGTCGCTGACGTCCAGCCTGGCGAATAAATCGTTACGGAGCATACTGATATTTTCTGCCAGCGTCGGGCGCTGAAATTCACTGTCCGCCATGCGTTATCGCACTCCACAGATCATCAAAAGAAATCATTACCGGTCCGTCACGACGCCAGAGAGTGATACTGTTACCCAGTTCATTAATCCCGGTGCGGCGGATATCCAGATCAATGCGGGACACCACGCCGTCATCAATCATCCATTGCAGGCATTCGCGGATATACCCCCTTACCGTCTGCACCAGTTGATTGGTCAGTTTGCTGCGCTGAAGCAGCCACAGTCGGGAGCCGTAACGGTCATTCTGTACCGTAGGCCAGGTATCCCCCCACCATCCCATCGGGACGTCGGCATTGTCATCAGGCTCCGCCCGCCGCCAGGTAAACAGGGAAATCACCACGGCGCGGGTCAGCGGATCCAGCGGTGCGCTGGCGCAGGTGCGTTTACCGTTCACCGTCAGCCACAGTTCCATCATGCCTCCATCGCTTTATCAGGTTTGTCGGTGTTACTGCCCTGACCGTTCTCTCTGTGACGATGCCCGTTATAGGCAAGCCGCATCGCTGACATGGTGGTGCCGCCGGAGTCGCACAGGTCTTTCACCTGTCCGGTCACTTCAAGGTCCATTTCAAAACGTGCTTCAGGTGCATTGCGAAACGTGATCGTTTTACCTGCACCGTCCACCACGATCCCCTCCCGGGTCAGCGTCACGGACTGCCCCTGATCGTCATAGACAGCCACCTCACCCGTCTGCAGCCCTTTCAGGCGGTAGCGCCGGTCCGACACCGTAACAACCACCGCATGAGAACGATCGCCATCCGGAAACAACACCACCGCTTCCGCACCGCTGTTTGCCCTTGCGGTAAAACCGTAGGGTTCAAGATGTTCAACCCCGGCTTTGGGTTCACCGGCAATCAGGGACACATCCACGGTCTGACATTTCGTGGCGGCACTGATGCTTTTCACCACGGCCCGCCCAATCAGGCCGAGGAGTTGTCGCTGCATGGCTTCAATCGTCCTCATCAGAACGGGTCCTCCTGTACTCTGGCTTTTTTCTTTTTCCGCGCGCCGGGGGCTTCGGGTTCAGGCAGATAAGCATCAGGTGGGCCGACACGGATTTCCGTCAGGGTGCCGTTCTGGTCCTGAGTAAACGTGACTTCCGAGACAAGCAGTTCGGTATTGTCGAAACCACAGACCGGATCGAAGACAATCACCCGCTGGTTGGGCTGCCACAGCGTACCGTTACCCTGTCGCCAGCCCTGCACCACATAGGTGGTTTCATCCGTCCGCGCCGCCCGTTGCCGGGCTTCAAAGTCCGCACGGGCAATACAGCCTGCCCCCGTAGCCTGCCCTGTCTGCCTGATATACATCGGACGGTAACGGGCAATAAATGCGTCTTCTGTGCGGGCCCGCAGCGCGGTGGTGGTGGCCTCACCGAAATCATCGTCATTTCCGGCACGCTGCCCCGCCACCTGGTAAACTGAAAACCGCTCCCGGATACTCTTCTCCGTATCACAGGAAAGGATGTTTTCCCCAAGTACCAGCGCGGTATGTGCCCGCGTTGAGCCAATACCGCCAATCACCAGCCTGCCGTGCGGGTCGTCGTAAGCCAGTGCCTGCTGCTGACCGAGTATTTTGTTGATCACCTCGATCACCGTTTCGCCGTGATCAGGCTGGACATCCGGAATAACACCCGACGGCGCACCGTTGTTCACCACCTCAATGCCGAAAGGCGCAGCAAGCGCCTGCGCAATCTGTACCAGCGATCGTCCGTTAAACTGTGTCGGTTCGGCTGCACAGTCAATCAGGTCAGCGGTCAGACTGCGTCCGGCAATACCGGTGCTGACCGAACGGGCATCGTAACGAACGGGCGTCGCCTCCACCCAGCCGGTGATCACCAGCTCATCACCAATCAGAACTTCCACTTTTGAACCGTTTTTAATACGCGGCTGAAGCGTGGTGATACCCTCATCTCCCGGCCACTGGCGGGTGATCTCCATACTGAAATCCCGTGCCAGCCGTTCAATACCGGCACCGATGCGCACCGATGTCCAGCCATTCCACTCCCGGCCATTTACCCGTAGCGTGACATTGTCGTTCATTGCACTGGCACCTTCAGAGGGATCACCGGCACAAAGCCGGGATGCGTAATAGCATTACGCCGGATAAGGTCCACGTCACGCGCCGCGTTATCAAACCAGGTCGCCGCCAGCACCAGCGCGGGTAAAACCTCATCCGGCGTGCGCTGAATGATCCGCGCAGACTGTTCAAGGCGCGTGTTGATATCCGCATTCAGATCTGCTTTCACCCGGCGCAGCGCCAGAAACAGCGCATCACTGGTTGTACGGGACAACTCCTTATCAATTGCCGTATTCAGTGTGTCGCGAATGTCGGTCAGTTCTTCCCACGTTGGCAGGTCAACCGTGTTTTTCACCGCAGGTGCATTGTTCAGTGCCGGATGCGTGACGGAAGGCCAGCCGGTGCTCTGCGCGGGTGTTGTTGACTGCCCCACTGCGGCATTCTGCATCACCGCGGGAGTTGTTGGCGCAGGCAATCGTGTGACGGCATACGCTGCTTCGCTGATTGCAGTCGTACGAAGAGTGCTGGCAACCACGTTACGCTGCTGCGTCGCTGTGGCGGTGGTTTTACTGTCCGTTTTCCAGACGCCGCGCGGTTGCAAATCGCTGCCGAGGCTGACACCAGAAAGCATTTTGATCATGGTGACCAGGTCGCTGGCGTTACCATAAAGGCGTTTACCGGTACGCCACATTTTCTGCACCTGCTCAACGAAATTTTTTCCTGACGATGGCGGCGGCAGAAGTACCGAGATATCCCCCTGCAACAGCCTGGCGGCATCCGATACAGCAGAATCCACCACTTTCATCGCATCAGAAACATACCCAAGCATTGTGCTGGCATTACCGATAACGTCGTTCTGCACAAAATCCGCCACGCCATCGATACTGAAACCGCTGAAGCTGTCACTGATGCAGTCATCCAGTGCAGAACAGGATGACATCAGCGTCTGCGCCGTCGCCACGCCTGATGTGGGGTAAGAGAGTTCTCCCGCTTCGACAAACTTCAGGTCAAAGCGGACAATACGCCCTTCACTCTTCGATGTGCTGACCCGGACTTCCCCGTCAACACAGACTTTCACCTCACCGTATGTCGGGTGGACAAGCGTGCCGGGACCTGGTTTATTCAGCGCTTCAATCAGGAGATCACGCTGGTCAAAGCAGTCATCTCCCACCACATAAGCCGTGATGGACGGGCGGAAAGTGATTTTCCCCAGGTCTTCGGTATAGGGTTTGTCGCGGTTCGGGTATTCATGTGTTTCCACACGACGACCGGTTCCCGCACTTTCTTCTTCAACCTTAAACGGCACGCCGCGAAATGACGCATCCTGAAGTCTGTCTTTCCACGTCATATAAGTCCCATATTTATTATCAGTAGTAATATTTACTGGTAATGCCATAATTTGTAGTGGTAGCCATTACCATTTGTAACTATATAAATTATTAGCATTAAGGTGATAACATGAAGAAATTATTAAAATGGATTTTATATATTTTCATCGGGTTGGTGATTATTGGATATTTTGCAGGCAATAACGATAAAGGCTCTAATTCTTCATACTCATCCGATACGGAAGCTGCGGCACCGCAAAAAGAAATCTACAACACTACTGCTCGACAGCTGTTTAAAGAGTATGAAGAAAATGAAGTCGCTACCGATGAACAGTTAAAAGGTAAATTAATCGCCGTTAGAGGTATCGTACAATCCATTGATAAGGACTTTACTGACTCTATAATTATTAAATTCAGAACTGAAAATGAATTCATGCCAGCAAGAATGGAGATGCAAGACTCTGAAAAATCAACAGCTGCTGCTCTTAAAAAAGGAGAACAGGTAACTGTTATTTGCGAAAAAATGTCCAGAATTGTCGGCTCCCCATCAGGCCGAAATTGCGTGTTCGCACAGTAAGTTCAGGGAGGGGCGGCCCTCCCTGTTCGTCTTTACCTAAATCTGGTGTACCCAACATCGTGATTAATATCAATGTCACTAGAACGTGTTTCCATAACCCGCATACCCGGAGGCGAATTCACAAAAGAGACCTTGATCTCACCATCAACTTTTGGCGCAGAAGCTTTGTTAATCATGAAGGGATTCGGGGCTGTGGCATCGGAGGCGTTGTTTGACTGAGCCAGATCCACCGCCGGATAAGGTGTGTATCCCCGCGCCGGTATTCCCGTCCCATAAGCATCATAAGCACCCGCGCCCCACTGCGCAGAGTTAATGGCATCGACCGTGTCACCGGAACTGTCGGTAAACCACTCAATAATTGGCTTCAGCTTGTCCCACATATCCTGAAACCACTTAACAACCGGCCCCCAGTTATTGATCACCATCCCCAGCGGCGACCAGGCAAAAACTTTCTTAAGGAGTTCCCAGCCAGCCTCAAAATAAGGACCAATGGTTTCCCAGAGTTTCTTAAAATAAGGTCCGACAACATCCCAGTTAGTGATAATTAATCCCGCAGCCAGGGCTATCGCCGTCGCAATCATGCCAATCGGCGTCATCGACATGATCCTGCTGACAATACTGATGGCACCGCCAACGCCCATCAATCCCAGTTTCAGAATCGCAAGACCGGCAGCAAGCCCGACGACGCCGCGAATAACCCGGGGATTTTCATCCGCAAACTTCGTGAATTTCTCCCCCAACTCCCCCAGCCATTGCGTGATATTTTTAGCGTCACCAGAAAATGCACCGCCAATAGCCGCAAGGCCGTTAGTTGCGGTCCCTGTCATTGCCTCCCACAGGTTGGACAGCGTACCAAGCTGTGCCTGAACACGTTTATTCAGGCTGGCCTGTTTATTCATCTTCTGCTGGATCTGATCGTAGCCATCCTTTCCTTTATCGATTAGTGCATTGACCACCTGAAGGGTTTCGGCATCATCACCAAATATTGCCTTAAGTACACCAGTTCGTTTAACGTCGGTCAGTTGTCGCAGCTTTGCCAGTTGCCTGAACATGTTATCAAGACCGCCAAAACTCCCTTTGCCGTCAGTAAAATCGAGCTGTACCCCGAGTTTCTGGCGGGCCATGATTTTATTGACGTCCCTGATTTTCTTAACGCTTAATCCGGACTGGATAACTTTTCGCAGGGCGTTACCTGCCGACTCCCCGTTCATCCCCATCTGATCCATCATGACGCTGATGGGGGCAAGGCTCTGTGCAGCCTGAAGACCGTCCTTGTTCACCATCTTCAGAACAGAGCTGGTTTTAGTGAAGAAGGACAACATGTTGGTATCGTCAACGCCCAGATAAAACGCCTTCTGGATAGTGTCGAACAGCCCCATCATGTCTTCTGACGCCGTTCCGGTAGCATCCTGCATCTTTGCGGCAAACTCGGCAGCCGCTTCCGGTGTTTTTTTCAGTTGTACCGCAAGATAAGCTGTCGCTTTACCCACACCGCCAAGAATGTTTTCTGCCGGGATCCCCTGACGCACCAGCATCTGCATCATGTTCTGGAAATCAGCCGTTGTACCGGGTAGCTGGTTACCCAGGCCAATAGCCAGTTTATTGATGTCCTGAAAGCTCTTTCCAACCTCGCCGTTCGCATCCATCATGGCGACTTTCAGCCCGGTGGCGGCGTTTTCCTGATCGGCATAAGATTTCAGGGAAAGCGTCAGACCCGCTGCCAGTCCGCCACCAAGCGCCAGCCCACCCTGTGACGCTTCTTCCGCCTGGCGTTTAAATCCCCGGATTTTCTTTTGCATTTTCGACAGCGCGGGAGAAAGCCTGTCGACACCGGTGATCAACGCCTTAAGCTCAAATTCAGCCATGTGTGCGTTTCTCCTGCTCTATCCTGTTTGCCTGACTGACCAGTAAGGGAATTTCACTGATCGGCATATTCAGCAATTCGAAAGGATTAATGCGCCAGTAGCTGGCGCAGTCAAAGAAGCGATCAGTGAGGTATTCAGCCGTCAGGCCTGGAGGAAAAAACCGGCCACAAGCCACGCCGCTGCATTCAGGTCTGCCGGAGACATCTGGTCGACAGAGCTTTGCGGCACTTTCGCCAGCCGCACAATGTATTTCGACACCACATGCGCCAGAAGTCTGACGGACTCATCCTGATTCATCTGGTAGGGATACCCCAGCTCGCGGACATCCTTCCCGGTGGGCTCATCAAACTCCAGTACGGAGAGTGTCTCGCCATGAGCAGTAATCGGTTTCTTTAACTCAAGCTCTTTCATTACTGGTAATCCCCTTCTTCACCGTGGAACTCAAGATCAACCGTGCCTTCTTCGGCATTATGGTTCGCTTCGCCGTGCAGCCAGGCAGACGACAGTACATAGACCTGACCGTTCGCCAGCTCGGCAGTGATTGTCATCTCATCAGACGAGGTGATTTTGCCCACCGGAAAATTCTTCGGCACCTTGAAGGTCCCTTTGACATAAGGCGCACGGTGAGTTTCCTTGCGGTCCACTGAACCGTCCAGGCCGATGATGTCATCATTGACCGTCCTGTTCATGGGCACCTCAATGCCACCGGTCAGCGATAGCTGCTGACCGTCAATTTTGAAATAACAGGTTCCCCCGATACGAGCCATTATGCAGACTCCTCTGAATACTGAAGACGGAACTGGTTAACCACGGCAAAGACACGCAACTGGTTAACATAGTCAGGCGGGAACAGCGTGTTCAGGCGGTTCGGATCGCTGGCATCACGCTCCACAACCAGGTACTGCTTGAACAGTTCGTAGTTTTCCACGATCCCCGCACGCTCGAGCTGACGGTAGGTTGCCAGCAGTTCCCCTTTGATCACCGCCGGGGTGACAATCGCCTGACCGGGACCAAAGCGGGTACCGTCACTGGCAAGCTTGTGACGCCCGTACTTACTGATAATGACGGATTTCAGTTTGCGCAGTACATACGCGCTGGTATGCAGCGTCTCGCTGTCGAGGTAGCTGTTATCCGCAACCCCGTAAGCGTTTTTCCTGTACGTGGTGACATCACGCTGAATGCGCAGTACCCCGCTTTCGACATACGCCGTTGCCACGCCATGAGACAGCAGGGTCTGTTGTTCGGTCATCGTGAACCGTTTCCCCTTCGGCGCAGGCAGCATACCCACCAGCTCACCGGTCTGCGTGGGACGTGCCGGATCGTTGCGGATAAACACCGCTGCGCGGGCGGTACGGCTTGCCGCCAACTCGTCGGCAGGCGTCTGGGTGTCTTTTTCGTACCCCGCCAGGGTAATGTGCTGCTGGTTAAACTGGTCACCTGCGGTCACCAGTTCTGACAGCGTGCCGATCTTTGCCGTATACACATGACCATACAGCTGACGCGCATAGCTCCAGCGACCGCTGGTATCGTTCATCTCGGTCACCAGCGTGTTAACGGAGGCCGTGTCGTTGAACGGCAGGCCGATATAATCAAACGGCTCATCCGCCATTGCAGCTACCGCGCCGGTGAGAACCGGAGCACCCGTTCCGGCGGTACCCGTCGCCACGGCAATCTGTACGCCCGCTGGCAGCACTTCGCCCCCACCAAAGCCGTAGTAATTGAGGCTGACAGGAATTTCATTCCCGCAAAGCCCCTTATGACGCGCGGCCAGTGTGACCACGCCTGCCGAAGATGAAGCCGTAAACGGCAGGGTCGGAACGGCATTGATGGCATCCTGGATACTGCTGGCAATCATCGTGACGTTATCGCCGTTAGTCACCGGTGCCTGCACGCGGGTACGTCCCACATACACATTCACCGTGCCGGTTTCGGTTGCCGCCCCGGTCACCGTCAGCGTAACCGTTGCCGCCGCGCCTGTGGATTCAGGAACGGCAATCACATACAGCTCGCCAAACGGGTCAGTCTGGCGATAAGCCTCGACCATACGCGCCAGCTGACTTCCCGCACCACAAATCTGGCGTGCATAGTCTGCCGACGGCATCAGTACCAGACTGTTGGCAACAATCTCTGCACCGTTATTGGCATGACCAATCAGCAGCGATGCTCCGCTGTCCTGTGCAGTATTCGCCGCCTGGTTATCCATTTCCGCATAAAACAACGGAACCAGCGTATTCGACGGAATGGTGTTAAAGCTTATCGTCATCGGTATTCACCTTTTTATTCACGCGCCGGATATCACCCGCTGCTTCACGGCGCAGCCAGTAGTTGTTCTCGTCAACATTTCGCCCTTCGGCGGGCAAAAGGTCGCCGCGGGCAGGGTCAGGAACTGACCGCCCTTTAACAGGTTTGACAAACATGAGGATCCTCAGGAAGGAAGGGTTATTTCGGTGTGATGTTCGATATCGCCGTCAGGCCCGTTACCGGGCTCGAGATAATCAACATCAATCGCCAGCGTTTGCAGTTCATCCAGACTGTTCAGATCATCCTGCTGGCGGGTATCGTCTTCAGTCAGCTCGCTGATGACCGAAAAATCGAACTGATAAATCAGCTCATGACGATTCAGATCCAGCAGCGTGCCGCCGTCATAGGTAATCGGGTTACCGCACGCCTCCGGGTTCCAGCCCAGCAGAGCCTTAAAGAGCATCTGCCGGACATCGTCCACCACATCATACGAGGCAAACTGACCGCGCTCATCACGCCCGTTACTCAGTATGACAACCACGGAGAAACCCTCTTTCAGCTCCTGCCAGTAGTCGGTCTGGCTTTTGTTTTCTCCCGGAGAATCATCACCCGGTACAACATATGCCGCCGGGAGTTTCAGCTTTCCGACCTCCGGCAGATTTTTGAACTGGGCCGCGCCTGCAACCCGGTTTTCAAAATACGGACAGCGGGCACGCAGTGCAGCAATAACAGGCGTCAGTTTCATCTGTGTCGTCGCTCCGGCTTCAGTGATTTACGCAATTCCCGCGCCAGAAAATAGCGTGTCCAGCTGCGGTTCTTTTCAAGAGTTTCCACCATGAAGTTATTACGTGGAGCCAGTCGCCAGCCGCTGCCACCGGATGCACCACGATGATGGCTGCGACGACGCTTTGCCCCTCGCCTCACGCCATAGAACAAAAAAGCCGGATAAAAATCACCGGTGATACGGCGGTTTCCCTCTCCATTACGCTGGTTAGGGGCTATACGTGCCATAAAACCAGGGCGATGTTTACTGGCTCTGGGTACCATGTAACCAATCGAACGAGCCAGGCGTCCGGTCTGATAACCGGGGTTTTCACCCGGTGCCGACCGCGCACGGCGCATCACCAGCCGACGGGCATCACGCATATGACGCTGACCAATCGTGACAAACGCCCGCCGGACACGGGCGCGGTTAAAGCGCATCTCCGCGGGCTGCTGAAAATCAACGTGCAAAAAGGAAGTCGCCATTGTTGCCTCCGTGACTCTGCGTAAATTCGCCCAGCTCCGTACACTCCAGCAGCAGAAAGCGCCGCGCTCCGTTCAGATCACGCTGACGTTTCACGCGGTACACACTGTCACCACAGACCACCTCATAATCAGCAGTGATCCCCCGGCGGTAGCGAATGGTGATGTAATGGGTGATGGCGTCTCCGGTCTGCGCGGTTTCCTGCCAGGTGGTGGCACTGGTCTGGATAACCTTCGCCCATGCCCGGAACGCAACCGGGTATTGAGGCTCCACGCCAAAGTTATCCGCGGGCATATCCACCCGCTGGCGGATCAGGACGCGTTTATTCAGTTCGCCGGGGTCCGGCAGGATGTAGGTTGCGCTGGTCTGCGCCTGACGAATTTTCATTGCGGAAAGTACCTGTACGGGCTGACAAGCCAGCCAAAACTCTGCGGCATGTCGAGTTTCTCCACTTCCGTAACCGACGAGCGGTTTTCGTAAAAATGGCTGATAAGCATCAGCATCCCCAGACGAATATCATCCGGCAGGTGTAGTCCGTCCGGATCGCTGTCCGGAATGTTTTCATCCGGTGCATAGAGCTTCCGGTTCAGATACGTTTCCGTCCGCTTTTGCGCCGCACAGGCCAGCAGTTGCAGATGACGGTCATCAGTATCGAAATCCTCATCCAGCCGGAGTTGGGCTTTAATCTCTTCCATTGTCAGAAGCATACTCAGCCCTCTTTACTGGTCGTGGCTTTTTTCTCTTTTGCCGCTTTACTGCTTTTTGCACTGGTTCCGCGCTCTGCTAACCCGGCCTGAAGTGCAATCTCCTGCACCCGGGCAGGCAGCGCCCCGTCGTCATACTCACCGGCCCGAATGACCTCAACACGCATACCGTCCGGTGACCATTTCAGATCTTGTTTCAGGATCATGATTCTTCATCCGTCAGAACAGGGGGCGCGGTTCCGCGCCCCTGAATGATTACGCCGCTGCAATCTTCAGCAGTTTGATGGCCTGCGAATCGACCAGCATCCCGCCAGTGCGCTTGGTGGTATAAAAACCGACAAACGGTTTATTGGTGTACGGGTCACGCAGAATGCGGGTGCCGATACGGTCAACGATGGTGTAACCCCGTTTGAAGTTACCAAATGCAATGGCTTTCGCATCAGCGGCGATATCCGGCATCTGTTCGTTTTCAGCGATACCGTAACCCGCCAGAGAGGACGGCTGCCCCAGTTCCAGCCCCGGACGCCACAGATAGTTACCCTCGGTGTCTTTCAGCAAACGGATGGCAAACAGGCTGTTGTTGTTCATCATGAACTTCGCGCCGGTGCGGTGAGCCTTTCGCAGCGTGTAAATCAGTTTGATAATGGCATCAGCAGTCACCGCAGTCGCGTCGCCGGATACAATATGCTGAAGTTTGCCGAACGCCCGGACCTTATCGGTTTCATCCGTGGATTCATACGCCAGGAACCCTTTCGGCTTCTTGGTACCATCGCCGGTGGTAAAGGCAATTTCTTCCTGTTCGGCAAATTCGGTTGCCAGCTCGCTGTTGATCCATGCTTCCACGTTGAAGAAGGCATCGTCCAGCATTTTCTGGGTAGCCTGCGGGTTGCCGTAGATTTCCCCCATGAGAGGTTCAATCAGCTCCAGTCTGGAGGTGGCAGTCTGGGATCGCGTATCCGTTTCCCCCACCCATCCGGAAGCCGTGCCGCCCAGATTCACCAGTTTTTTGTAGTCGGAACCGCCAACGGTGATCACCGTGGCTTCCTGACGCATCACCACTTCATCTTTCAGCAGGTTGAGAATGTTGCGATCCAGCGCTTCCGGCACGGCGTAGCCACCGTCTTCATCGGTGCCCACCTGCAATGCCTTACGCTCCAGATCGCGCAGACCGTCTTCACGGCCTTTACGCAGGAAGCCCACAAACGCTTCTTTATGCTCGGTGGCCAGTTTATTTTGCGCACCACCTGCCGGACGTTTCAGCTCAAGCAGCTCTTTTTCAAGGTCGCTTTTGAGATTTTCCAGCTCGCTGAGTTTCCCGTTCAGGGTTTCCACCTGCCCGGCAAGCTTGCCTTTTTCCTGCTCAATCGCATCCACGCGCTTGTCGTTCTTTGCTTTGAAGTCGTCAAACTTCTGCTGCAGCTCCTGCGCGACCTGTTCGACATCTTTAATATCAACCGCCATCGTATTTCTCCTGATTAGAAGTTCAGATTTTTCAGTGCATTCAGTGCAGAGCCCACATCCTCAGCGTCGCGCAGGGACAGTGCGCCATAGCCCCCGGCCATGAATGCTTTGGCCTGGGTACGGGAGAGTCCGACATCACGCAGGACTCTTTCGATTTTTTTCTGTTCGGGGATTTCCCCGCGGGCCAGCGCGTTCTTGACGTCGCTGATCCGCGCCTCGTCGTTAGACGGAAACGTCACCAGACTGACTTCCCAGAGGTCGATTTCTTTCAGCAGAAAGGCTTCTTTCGTCCGGTCGTATTCCCAGTCCTTCAGGACGTACCCAATAGAAAGGCCGGTTAGCGAACCGGCCTTCATGTGTGCATGTGCGCGTTTTGCCAGGGGATCATCATCAATGAGCAACCGCCCCCTGACGTAAAGCCCGACATCGTCTTCCTTCATTTCGGTGTAAACACCGATGGGCTCATCCATACGGTGCTGCCAGAGCAGTGCAGGTAACGCTTTTCTGTCACTCCACGCCCGCAGGGAAGCAGCAAATGCCCCGGACATCACCACATCATCGTGGCTGTCCTTTACACCAAAGACAGAGCCATACCCTTCAAACTCACCGGAGTCACTGACAGATTTCAGACTCAGCGGTACATCAAGACGTTGTTTCGTCTGCATTGGCGTTATCCTTCTGCTTACCGGCTTTACTGCCATCGGAGGGTTTCGTGGTCATGTTCATCGGTGTGAGATAGACATCACCACCGGGACGCGGATTCATATCTTCCAGGTCGCGGCAGTCATTGGGAGAGTAAATTCCCCAGTTGATCCCGGTGGCGTAGGCTTCAAAACGGGACTTCATATCCCCGCGCAGTAACGCCCCGGCGTTAAATTTGGCGTAATAAACGCCCTGCTTACTTTTTCGTACCAGTCCGGTGTTGATCCGCTGTTCGATGCGGGTCAGATACGGCACCAGTGAATAGTTGATAAATCCCAGCCCCAGCTCTTCGATATTGTTGAAGGTGGCGCGATCGGTGTTCTGCACCATGTGCAACGGCACCCGGAACAGACGACAGATTTCTTCAAGCTGAAACCTGCGGGTTTCCAGGAACTGGCTGTCCTCGGCGTTCAGCGCCATCGACTTCCAGTCCAGCCCCATCTCAAGGATCATCGGGCGGTGAGCATTGCCAAGCCCGGTGTGACGCTCCTCAAAATCTTTCTTCAGGCGCTCATAAGCCTGATCTGACAGCGTCTGCTCTGTACGCAACACACCCGACGTCACCGCGCCATTGCTGAACAGTCTGGCCCCGTGCTCTTCGGTCGCTGCCGCCAGCGATATTGCCTCGCGGGCATAGGCGATGGGATTCAGCCCCACCAGTCCGTCCAGCGTCAGCGTGCGCACATGCCAGATATCCTCTTGGCTCAGTACATCTGTGGAGCCATCCGGGAATGTGACCTGATAGACCGGCTCCCAGCTACTGTTAAGCTTCGGTACCACACAGCCGGGATCGACGGGCAGCAGTTCAGCCACTTCGCCAAATGCTTTCACTTTGTAGGCGTAAAAGTTTCCCCGCAGGCACAGACAGGTGACCACCAGCTCCCAGAACTCCTGCGGCGTCATATAGCCATTGGGATGCGTGGAGATCAGCTTATGCAGACGTTCGCCAGTGGCTCTCTGCTTCAGGCTGCCGTTCAGGTGATACAGGTTGCAGGGCAACATCCCGACCGACTCCGCCAGCACCCTGACACAGGAAAAAACCGCCGTCAGTCGCATGGCCCGCTGGCTGCTGATCTGCTTTCCGGTATAGGTGTCGTAGGACAACCCGATAGCATCCGCCAGCTCTGCTGGCGTGGTCACCGGTGCGTCACTTTTTCGTTGAAATAATCCCGAAAAGAACACTATTTACCTCCGCCGGCAGACGACTGTGTACGGTCGAGATATCGCGCCACCAGCCACGACCAGAACAGGCACAACGCCCCGGCAACAACAAACCCCGCCGGGGGATAAATCAGCCAGGCACCATACGCCAGCAAAAGCGCCCCCAGCACGCCCACCAGAGGCGCGAGAATCAGCATGATCATAATTACCTCAGTTAAAGCGAGCGGATCCCATAGGACTCAATGTGGTCAGACAGCGTGTCTTCTTTCTCGTACAGCATGGCTCTGCCAACCGCCATAATCAGCGCAACTGCACCATCGATTTTGTTTTCCGCCTGCTCTTTGACGGGCTTCACCACATCATCGTTACCCGGAATGGTTTTGCCGACCACGTTGCCGATACACCAGGTCATGATGGGATTGCCGTCATGATGAAAACGTCCCGATTCAATCGCCGCTTCCAGCTCTTTCATCGGGTCGGACATATTGGTGAAGTTCTGGACGATAGTGACGGGATTCAGGTCTTCATCAGCAAGGTCATGTGACAACCCGGTCGCCCCGAAGGGGTCGATGGGTGACTCACTGACCGGGCTGATTTTGTTCGCCGCTTTGGCCTCCTCGAGGATGTAGCGATAATCCACTTCCGCACCATCGGTAACGGTCAGAACGCCCATTTCCACCCATTTCTGAAAGCGTTCGGCTGTCCGTCGATCTTCATTTTTCTCGACGCTGTACACCGTGTCATACGGTACCCAGAAACGCGGGGCCACACTGTAGTAATGCGTTTTACCGTCAATCTCGCGGGTATAAAGTCGCGCCATGCTGTTCATATCCAGCTTACGCGCCAGGTCAAAGGCCAGAATGCACGGCTGCCCCTCGAACTGCTCAAGGGTCAGTGATTTATCCTCGCAGCTCTGCCAGCTCACCAGGTTGAAATACGCCGAACGCGCCGACACCCAGATATTGAGGTGTTTTGTTTTAAAGACGTTTGCCAGACGGGCGTTATTTTTCGCACGCTGCTGCTGACTTAACAAAAATTCGCGATAAACCGACACGCCAATATTTGGATTGGCTTTTTCCAGCACCTGCGGGTCGGTCCAGTCATCGCCTTCGTCAACGGTATAGATGATCCCGAACAGTTCATCGTTGGGTACCGAACCGTTGAGCATCTCGAGAACTTCCCGCCGCTTGTCGTAGCACGGCCCCTCAATGTTGTACCCGGCGGTGGTGATGGCCCACATCAGTGGCTGACGTCGCGCCCCCATCCCGGTAAGCATCGTGGTGTAAAGTGCATCGGTGGCATGCTCGTGATATTCATCCACCACCGCACAGTGGGGTGATGAACCATCACCGGGGTTACCGATCAGCGGCTCAAACCGCGCGCCATCCTCCGGACGGTTCATGTTTGAGGCGTTAACCTCAATCCCGAACGCTTCCGTCAGCATGGGTGTGCGTTTACACATCAGTCGCGCCGGGCGAAAGACTTCCCACGCCTGTTTCTCTGTCGTGGCACCAGAATACACTTCCGCGCCAAACTCGTTATCACAGGCAAAACAATACAGGGCGACACCGGCAGAGATTGCCGATTTGCCGTTCTTACGGGGGATTTCGGTATACACCTCCCGGAAGCGGCGCAGCCGGGTACCTTTATTGACCCAGCCAAACGCACAGCAGATCACAAAGAGCTGCCACGGCTCCAGCGTGATGGGCATCCGTTTGAATGCCCACTCACCCTTGGTATGCGGCAACAGCTGAATAAATTTGGCGGCCCGTTCAGCCAGGTCCTTGTCGAAGCGGTAACGAAACGACTTACTTTTTTCCGCCATCAGGTCATCAAGATGGCGCTGGCAGGCCTGAATCACAAACTGGCAGGCCACAATCTTTCCGCGAACGACATCCCGGGCATACTGATTGGCAGCATTTACGTTGGGGTAAGATTTCCGGCTCATGATTCGATAATTTTCAGAAACGGGTTAGTGGCTTTCTTCTGCCCCGCCAGGCCAATCAGACGCTGGCGGCTGCTGGGGTCGAGTCCGAGCATTGCCCCCGTACTGCTCATCTCGGACTCCTGTTCTTTTTTGGCGGTCAGCTCAGGATTTTTGACCATACCGCCCATTGCGCCGGTGATGGTGTTGCCCTGTCTGGCAATATTTTTCACGGCACGTCGCCAGAACTCATAGGCCACACACCACCGCTCAAGCACCGCGAGGTCAGTCACGCACAGCAGGCCCTGACCGCAGAGTTCTTTGGTTGTCAGTTGCCACATGATCGTGGCGAGAGGGAGATCTTCTTCAGCGAACCACTCCGGTGGCTCAACACCTTTGATGGGCGTAAAAACAGGTTCATCTTTATTCAGGGCTCGCTTGCCGGGGTTTCCGGCCAGCGCCTTGCGCGCCGTTGGCTTGGGGCGACGCCCGGAACGCCCCGCCGTTCCAGCCATATGCGGCACTCCTGGTTAAATTTCATTTTTCGCGGGTATAAAAAAACGATGGGGCGGGCAGTCCGGAAGACGTCAGGTCACAGGGATTGGACCCGCCCCTACCCTCAAACAGTTGAGAATTATTATCACTTAAGCCGTTCACGGGCCGTCTTCGCCTTATGACACGGCCAGCACAAACTCTGCAGATTGCAGTCAGCATCAGTGCCGCCATGCGCTTTAGGGATAATGTGGTCAACGGTTTTCGCCTCACGCACCACACCGGCACGCAGGCACAACTGGCACAGGCCTTTGTCACGCTTCAGGACACGCGCGCGGATACTGTCCCACTTCGAACCGTAGCCGCGCTGATGACGGGATTGTCCAGGTTTGTATTGCTTCCAGCCTTCGCTTTTGTGGCTTTCGCAATAGCCTGACGGGTCAGTTGTGGTATGGCGGCAGCCGCGAACACGGCAGGCTCTGGGGATTAAGGCAGGCATGAGAAATCGACTCGTTTAACTCTTCTCTGTCTACAACGCAAATCACAAACTCCGCATTCTTCCCTCCATTAAAACTGAATATTGAAGAGGGACTATGAAAAAAGATTATTTAATCAATCTGATAATCAATATCTTACTTAAGATGATAATAAAGCTTTGCGCAAATTGGATATTGGAACACTTCCACATATGGTTGAACAATCTGCTGTCTTACATGAGCTGACACTGTTCATCCGCACACGAGCGGTGTGGTAGGCATATTGATTCGAGCGCTTATGAATGCAGCCCGGGTATTGTGAGCTGCAGCTGGGTAGCCAGGTTACTAATTTCAGCCATCAGAACTGGCTTGGTGTAACGCCAAGCAGCCAGTCCCTGCCCGCAAAAGCTCGCCATATCTTTCTTCTGATCAAACTCGTGACACTTCATATTGAGCTGTGCACTTAAGCTGCTGCGATGCTGAAGCTCTCCGGTGAAGTAGTCATCGAGGACTTTATAGGCTGCATATTTAAATTCAGGGTTTAGCCATGCTGCGTAATCATAAGCAACGAACTTTCCTCCATAAGTTCCACCGTGCACACCGCGTTCCGTAAAAACCACAGATTCGTGGTTTTTCTCCAGCTCAGCCAAGAACTCTTTGGTCTGCTTGTTTCGCAGGTAGTGGTACGGCGATTCAGATTCACTTTTACCACTAGCTTTCCACATGTCAGTGAGGCAGATCATTCCTGATTCATCAACACGGATCGGTGTATTAAAAAGCGTGATTGCTTTCATAGCGCTTTTACCTTTTAGAAAATTGAGCCTGCCCCACAGAAAAGCCGCCCCGAGATGGTCGCCACCATATACGGCAGTTCTCAGGCTCAACTTTCTGAAAGGCTCGGGTGATAATGTGCGCGTGGGGTGCGCAGTGAAATTCAGATGTGAAAAAGCCCCGCTAAAAGCGAGGCCATAAATCACTTGATATCTTACTGAGGACGTTGAAGAAATCCGTACTGAGCGAGTGTCAGAACAATGTCATAAGACCCTTGCCTGTCTTTATAGCAAGTTTTATCAACTAACTCAGCTTTGCTGATTCCGGGCAAATCAAGAATCAGATTCGCAACTTCAATTGCCCTTTGGTACAACTTACCGACCTTTCTCTCCCCATGCTGTGGTTTTACATTCTTCAGATAACCGCTATCCGTCAGAGCGAGAAACGTTGCCCTTGGGCATCCTTTCTTTCTTGCCGATTCGCTTTCTGTAACCTCAGCGACAGCAGCCTCCCATGCATCACGAGGGGATAATGAATTATCAGCAACCAAATAATAAGCAATTAAAGCAGCACGCGCGTATTGAGACATAATGCATCCATATACAAAAATCTTATGGTAAGACTTTTCTAATATGAACACTGTGATCTCACATACTCTTGCAGGCCATTCAATTGGTTAGTTATGGTTTCAATGCGCTCTCTGAGAACGAAATAATCCCGTTGAGCGGTGTCAGTAAGTCTGGGGCTGGAGCCATCATCCACGCCGGAGGCGGCGGTGATTTTATGCATGTCGGGACAGACTGCTTTGACGCGCAGCCACTTACGGCCAGCAGAAACATCAGCACGGAGACTTTCGATAGTCGCGTTAGCATCAGCAAGCTCCTTTGTATATCTGGCGTCAAGTTCTGCTACGTCACGTTGACGCTTCTGCATATCAGAGAGCGTCGCCATAGCCGAATCTAATGCCATTGCGTTTTCGTCGCGCTGCTTTTTGTATTCAATGGCTTTATTGTGGTAATGATTCGCTGAAAAGATAAAAGAACCAATGACAGTAACGAAGAAAGCAGCGATAACCAACTTATAGCTCAACTTCATTTACCACCCCACCAGCCTCTTTAAATCGGGCAATCAGGTCACCGATTTTATGTTCATACTGACCGTAACCAGCGCCCGGCAGTGAAGCCCAGATATTGCTGCAACGGTCGATTGCCTGACGGATATCACCGCGATCAATCATCGGTAAAGCGCCACGCTCTTTAATCTGCTGCAATGCCACAGCGTCCTGGCTTTTGGGGGAGAAGTCTTTCAAACCAAGCTGTTTACGGTAAGCATCCCACCAACGGGAAAGAAGCTGATAACGTCCGGCAGCTGTTGATTTAAGTTTCGGGTTTAGCGTGACAAGTTTGTGAGGATGATCGGAGTAATCAGTAAACAGTTCACCACCAACAATAACGTCATAACCGTGGTTACGTGTCGGTTGTCGCCCGTTATCCGTTCCTTCTGACCATGCCACCATATCCAGGAAAGCTTTACGCTGGGAATTTAGTACCTGCATAAATTACTCCTTAGAGCCACCAAATTTGTTACCGATTACTCGCATTGCAGCCCCACGAATAGCATCGACACCGATCAGCCCCCCCCCACCACCAATGGCAACAGATAGTGATTTAGGCCATCCGACATACTCAAGAGCGGATGCAAAAGTCAGCGTCAGAGCGCCACAGAGTAGAATTTCGAGTGTTTTTCGCTTCCAACCGCCACCACCGCCAAAATAGGCGATACGTAAACCAGCCATAACAATCGACATAATCACTGCGCCCAGCGGTGTGTCTCCACGCCACCAGCTCTGGACCAACTCCAGCCAGGTATTTGGGTTATGAGGCATTTGTAGTTATCTCTCACCTCGCCGATACAAGAGGTGCAAATTGAGGGAGTACCACGAACCGCAAATCAGAAGCGGAAACGTAAAAGAAGCCGAGCCAATGGATAAGAGCTAGATAGACCAAGCCCAACGAATACCAAAGCCCAGAAACGACAAAACCCGCTCGACGGCGGGTTTAAGCTGTGTGGCGAAGTAACCACTCTTAACAGATTACAAGAATTTTTGCGGACCGCGTTAATGATTTTTAATCCCAAAGTCGTATTATTCGTTTTTTACTGTAGGAGTTAATAGGTTTATATTATGTTAGATACACTATCTTTCACTGAACGTGACGAGTTCCAACGAAGAAACATCGCTGAAAATATCATCAAGTTGCTAAAACCAGAGGCAGACATTTCACCACTGGTAATAGACGGCGCATGGGGAACAGGGAAAACAGAATTTAGTATCAAACTGAAAAATCTCATTATTGAGCAAGAAACTGAATCTAAAGTTGTTTATATTGATGCCTTTAAAGGGGATCATGCAGAATCTCCATTACTTCTCATAACCTCTGCAATTGCCAGCATTTTGCCTGAGGAAGAAAAACAACACTTCATTAAGAGATCTCTTCCTGCAATTCGCTTTGGTTTAAAAACGGTACTAAAAGCTGGTGCAGGTTGGTTTTTACGACAGGAGGCTAGTGAAGTTGCCGAAGAATTCCAAGATGCGATGAAGAAAGCAAGCAATGCAGCAATAGATGGGACTATTGAAAATTTGCTTGAAGACCATATGGACTCAGAGAAAAACATAAATTCACTTAAATCCTGCATCGAAAGCATATCAAAAAATCAAAAAATCGTAATTATAATTGATGAATTAGACCGATGTAAGCCGAGTTTTTCAACAAATGTCATTGAAACAATAAAACACATTTTTGACATCAATAATGTCTTTTTTATTTTAGTTACAAACACAGAACAATTAAAAGCATCTATAAATCATATTTATGGTTATAGCATTAACTCACAAAAGTATCTTGACAAGTTTATAAAATATACCATCACGCTTCCAGATACATGTTTGATAAATGGTCACAACGTATGTAAAGCCTCTGTTATATATTGGGATTACCTTGTAGAAAAAACAAGGTTATTGAATAAAATCAATAGATTATCAGGTTACTTTATCCGTGATTTAATTCAACGAACCAACTTATCATTACGTGAAACACAAACATTTTCACGCAATCTTAACATTTTTCAACTGTTAAACGACGATGAGAACAAAAGCAGTGATCCTTTAATAAATATGATCTTTGTCGTAGCTGCCTTCATACATTGCTTTGGTAACAAGGAAAAACTAAAACAAGAAATTACCGCTGAATCTATATCTTATTTAGCAGACCTGCTTAACATAAAAGAAATACCTTATTCTTATGAGAGAAGATCGCAAATCCCTGAAATATCCATTGTATTCTTCGGAATAATTAAAGACAGTATTACTCTTAATGAGCGATTTGCCCCTAAAAGTGATGAAGAACTTAAAAAATTCACAAATGTTTATACTGATTATGAACACATAAATTTTTGGAGTACTACACCCAGAGAGTTATTGATAAAATATATTAATCAAATGTCATTCATCCAGTAAATAATACGCCCCATGCAGGGGCGTATTATTAAACGTCCAAATCTAATGTTAGATCTAGCATGGAAAGGCAGCCATCAATAAATCCTTCGGCTAGCTGTATTTCTATACGTATCAATTTCTCATCTTTTTTACGAGCCTTGGCGAGCTTTCTTTTAGAGATACCGTATAGGTAATGGGCAACAAGAAGCGAATGTTCGTCCGGCCTTTTTTGCTTTAGACGAGCAAGACAACCTTCAATAATTAAGGCATCACTATCCGAACAAGCCAAGCGTTTCTTGCTTGTATAGGGAAGAAGTCCCTTAAACCCAGCGGCTATAGGTGAATAATCAACGCCTGAACTATCACTCGCCGCCCATGCCCCCCAACGCTCCAGAACCATCTGAATATCACGCATCAACTTTCTCCACCAAATCAGGCTAGCACACCAATTGCCAACACACGGTCGATAAAACGAAATATCAGCTCCAGCTGGGAGCCATACTTCTCTTCAAATGCCACGGTATCCGCATGCAGCTCGTCGTGATGCTTTCTGCACAAAGGCAACACAAAGAGGTCATGCGCTTTTGTACTCATTCCCCCCTGACCGTGGCCTATCAGGTGGTGGGGATCATCAGCAGGCTTTCCACAACATGCACACGGCTGTGTCTTAACCCAGCGCGTGTACTTTTCATTAACCCAGCGGCGACGTTTGGGGCGTAACATAAAAGACTCCGGCGACTCCGGCTCCACTTTCAGCGCCAGCACCTTTTTCGCTTTATCCTGCATGATGCTGGTGGCTGGAACCGAAGGCACAAGGTCACTTTCCCGGGTGACAGACGGCACAACAGGCTTCGGTAATCTCAGTGCCTTACGGGCTGCGCTTTCCGGTAAGACATCCGCCAGATCATTACGAACCAGCCACCAGCACAGTTCCGGCATTGTCACAACGTGACTATCATCAAAACCGAGATCCCGACGCACAACAGACAACACCCAGCGGGCACAGTTATCCGTTGCCATTGATTCCAGCCGTTCCGTGAACTGATCGCGCAGTTGGTTATCGCAGTGCCAGCACAGACGGATTGCGCCAGGCGCGTGTCGCATTGTAGTCATGTTCTCGCTGTGCCAGTTGGAATGAGGCCACTGGCAGCCTTTTTCACGAAGTAACCAGCTTTCAAGACATTCCACGCCACCAGCACGACGGATCACTGCCTCATTGCGGAACACGGCCCGAACGGCAGGATCATCCGCCAGCGGTTGTGATGCCGCCGGAACGGCACCACTGGCGAAAGATGAATAACGCTCCGGCTCAGGCTCCAGCAGGACACGCCCCTGCATAAACAGGGGCATCAGCTCTGAACCTGGCCTGAACAATACGATCCCCATACGCGGGGCAATTTCAGGGGTCAGTAGTGCTCTCACGGTCACCTCAATGAACGGTATCGAGCAGCTTTAACAGCTCAGGGAATCGGGATTCGAAGAAATGCGGCTGCGTCTCGCGCGGATTTGCGGGACTGGTGATGTTCTTGCCGAACATGCAGCCTTTCGCTGTCAGCGACCAGAATTTTTTGATGTTGTTAATCGCGGTACGGCTGTATCGTTCGCGCTGCTCGACGATCCCCAGCTTCACCATCTGGTGATATGCCTGATTAGCCGTCAGGCGTATACCATACTGTTTCAGCAGTGCACTCAGTGACAGTGTCGGGCGACTTGAGCCATCGTGTGCATCAGCAGGAGCATCAATGGCATAGCGCGGTGCCAGATTCGGTAAGCCAACAGCCTCCTGGAGTTTCTGACAGGCACCAAGCACTGAAGAGTTAGACAGGTTTAATTCCCGGCGCATAAAGTCCAGCAGAATCACACCAGCCTGCATCTTGTCAGCAGCCTGTCCGGATAATTTTTCCGATGCGCTGGTTACCATATCGAAAGTACGGATCACCTTCAGATGGAATGACGGGCTGATCCACATTGCATAGGCATACACCAGTTCTTTGCAGACATACGTCCCCTGGTTATTTCCGCCACGAATAACGTTAACTGGCTCTATATTGACCGAGTTGCAAATCTGCAACTCGCTTATTAAACGTTCAGTTTGCTCATTGCGGAGCCAGAATGCAGGCTTATGCTTATCCAGAGAACCGGCAGCCCTGTGCAGATCGTTCAGGCTGTAACGCCCATAAGCATCACGACGAACTTCAATACCATCAATGACCATCAGATTATTCATACTTCGTTTCTCCTCTTGATCAGGCGGCTGCACCCGCCGTTTTCTCGTACTTACTGATAGTGATCTCGACCTTCCCTCCCGGGATAACCGGTCCCCACTCAACCAGCATTCTTTTCACCTGACTGTCGTCTTCCCACACACCCGCATGAGTCAGGGCGTCAAACAGCGCCTTGTTATAGTTGTCCAGATCGCGGATCCGGTTATCCGGAGGAAACAACACGATCTCCACTGAAGCAGGTGCCGACGTTGGTTTCGGCAGGCGACGTAACTGCTCAACTATTGCTGCGCACGCCGCGCTCTGGAATTTGCGCCCCGCTGCGCTTATCAGACTCTTACCAGCAAACGCCCCTTTGTTGGGGTGTCGCCAGTACGTGTTCACGCTGGGCGGGAAAGGCAAGATCAGCTTCATACTTTCAGGCCCCTCTCATGTAACCAGTGGACTGCACGCAGCCTAGCGTTTTCCTCACCGGCAAGCAGTGCGCGGATAATCCCGACCGCCTCGCTGTCGTCGTCCTTCACCGCGGTATGAAGCGTTATCCCCCGGGCCACGCCACGCTTTATCGTGATGACGCCTTTTTTCTCCAGTGCACGAAGATGCTCTACCGCTGCATTCACTGAACGGTATCCCAGCATGGTTGCCACCTCCTGATTGGTTGGCGGAAAGCCACGCTCTTTCTGGTAAGAAATCAGCATATCCAGCACCTGCTGCTGGCATTGAGTTAACGTCGTCATGCCGCCATCTCCCTGACCAGTTTTTCCGCCTGCTGGCGAACCTGCGCCAGAAAGGCCTCACCACATGCCTCAAGTTCATCGCGCCCGATGTAGCTGATTGTCGGTCCCTTCCAGGTCTTGTCGAAAACAGCAATAGCACCAGCGAAGAACGCTCCTGTCGGCACCTGCTTCTCGTCCTTCGGGATAAACCAGGCAGGCAGTTCAAAACCAATACGCCCGCGAATAAAAGCAATATGGTCCGCATCTTCCGGCCACCACACTTCGCTGGTGGCAGCTTTGATCAGGAAAACATAGCGCCCGCCCTTATCACGCATGGCACTGGCATGTTTCATGATGTAACGCATGCCGGTGATGTATTGCCCCTCATGCTGACTGGCGCGGCTGTATGGAGGATTTCCAAAGGCAGCACCTTTAAGCTCCGCAAGACGTTCTGACCAGTCATGCGCCAGCGCGTTGTCTTCCGCCGTGTAATACGCGGCGCATTTGGCGTTATCACCGTCAGTAAACAGATCCAGAACAAACGGGCCAAACAGGGTGTTAATTCCCCAGAAAATGTTGTCCGGTGTGCGCCACTGATCGCCCACTTCCTTCAGTTCATGGGCTGGTTTGTTTCGCAACTCCACCAGCGCCTGGCAATATTTATTACTCATTAAGCCCCCACGTAATTCCCTGACAGATACCACTCATCACCCGATACAGCGCGCTTGCTGCTTTTCCGTAAGCACCGCTCACGACGCGCCAGAAAATTGTTTCGTTCTGGCTGGGAGTGGCTTTCACGGAATGCCGCCATCCACACCGTTGCAGCACGACGGTATAAGCCCCTAGACTCCAGTTCTTCAGCCTGGCGGGTCAGGCACAAAATCACCCGGGGATCGTTAGTGCCGACATAGAAATTGCGCACAGGTCTGGTTTCACGAACTGGTTGTGGTTCCGGCTCCTGCGCTCTCTCAGTCAGGCGCGGGAAATGTCTGCGTGTATCTCCTTCACAACGGTGAGCCACACGCCCACTCTGACGTAACTTGCTTGCTGACTGCAGAACGCGCTGCCGTGAGTAACCTGCAAAAGCATCCGCAATGTCTCCGGAAGTACAGCCCGGATGGGCTTCAATGAATTTCTGAACGTCATTCAAAAGACTCATGCTCACCCCCTGAATCCTGCCGGGATCTGGCTGTAGTCCACATTGTCGTAACTGGCTTTGAAGTACGGATCTTCGCGTTTTTCTGTGTACGTGCTGACGGACGGCGATAAGCGCAGGGAAAGCTCATCCCATTTTTCCCGCAGCTTCGACGGGCTGAGCACGTTACGGCACCAGAACGGATCGCGGCTGACGCGGCTGTACATCTCGCAGATTTGTTTGTGAGTACGACCATCCTGCACACACATCAGGCGAATTTCGTTTGCCCAGGCTGTCCAGTTCGGTTCTTTGGGACGAACCACCTCGCCGTCACATTCGGCGGCCTGCTCGTACAGGGCGATGATTTTTTTCCAGAGCCACTGTGCGCAGGTCAAATCATCCTGCGTTCCCCACTGGCGCTTTTTAGGGCTGAATACAACCGCATCAGGATGGCGAGTTAAAAACTCCTGTTCAGCCGTCTGCGTGTCCGGTTGCGAAGCGTCCGGACGAGAAGTTTTTTTATCTGACGGATCATGTTTTGATTTTACTGACGGATCCCCGCCAGATTCTGACGGGTGAAAACCCGCTTTTTTGCCAGATTTCGACGCATCAAATTTTGACGGGTCAGATTTTGATGCATCAGATTTTGACGGGTCAGAATCTGACAGTTGAGAAAATGCCGCTGCCTGAAGCTTCGCAACGTTAAGCTGATAAACATTCGACGCATTGCGGTTACCCTGGCGACGCGCCTTACGCGTTAACCAGCCTTCTGCTTCCAGCCGTGCGATAGCCGTTCTGACGGTACTCATCCCCGCGCCAATCTGACGGGCAATGGTTTCAATTGATGGCCAGCACACACCTTCGTCATTACTGAAATCAGCCAGGCGGGCCATAATTGCCACGCTGGATAATTTCATGCCTGACGCAGCGCAACCATCCCATACATAGCCGGTTAATTTAGTGCTCATGACCGACCTCTATTTCCCTGAATTTACGACGAAACTGTTCGAGCGGACTGAAGCATTCATGCTCATAGCCTTCGCGTAGGTAGATAACCCGTTGTGTTTCCGGCTCCCAACGAATGACTCTGACGGGTACTCCGTAGTGATCTTTGAACCAGCGGTTAACTTGTCGCAAAGGACTGTCTCCTTTTGCCGGTTGAAATCACCCACAGCCCACTCTGCAAAGCTGTGGGTTACAATTTCCCTGTCACCTGGTACATTTACTGCATAGCAATACTCCACCTTCGCTTTTCCACCCGGTACAGGAAGTGCAATCAGTTGCGAGCGACGGTAGTGTGTTGTTAAACTGTTCATGCGTTAGTTTCTCCACAGTCACGACACGCCACGGCGCCCGGAGCTGCACACTCGCGGGCGTCATTACTTTCTGAAATGCAAAAAATTTTGTAGACCAGTGCTGCATGCTCCTGCAGCTTCGAAATTGAGAGGTACAGCTCGTCATTAATTGCTGTCTTCTCATGCGGTTCCACTACACCGTCTTCAATTGCTGAACGAATCTGTTTTGAATAACTGCCGATCTGTTCAATGACCTCCAGCAGGCGTTGGTTGATATCGGCGTTGTCCACATCCTCGATGTCAGGAAGAGACACAAAGACGCCATTTGCAGACTGCGCCACAGCATCAGCAATGAAGTGAGTGCCACCAGCACGCTGTAAAACCATTGCCCATCCCAGCGGGAAAATCTGATCGCCATCTGCACGAAGGCGGTTGAATAAAGCGTTTTCTGTTACATCGAGCCAGTCAGCTGCTTCAGCGTAACCACCCGGCAACTTTGCGATAGTTTTTCTGACAGCTTTCACGTACCACTCAGGCTGTTTTTCTATTTTCCAGTGATGCTTACCCACGATTAGCCTCATCGTTCTGTGGTTAAAAATTGAAAGTGTTCTGCTAATCTTTCGGATAGATATCCGGTCTTAAGTCAGATTTCGTAATTGCACCTGACGTGCATTGCTCAAGTTTTTTAGCCAGCACAAAACTGGCTTTTTTATAGCCATTGAAAACCAGCCGTAAGTAGCCTTGTGTTGAGCCAACTTTTCCGGCCAACTCACCCTGCTGTTCTTTGGTTAAAGAGTCCCAATACGCTTTCATACAATATGTACCTCCAGTGTACATATTACATGATTAAAATGAACCTTCAAGATACTTGTACCTTGGCGGTACAAGGGTTTTAATTTCGTTATGAAAACAATCCATGACATCCGGCGGTCTAACGCCAGAAAACTGAGAGATGGTGTTGGCGGGAATTCTTCCTTTGCCACTATGATTGATCGCGAGCCAACCCAGACCAGCAGGTTTATGGGAGATGGTGCTACTAAAAATATCGGTGACAGCATGGCACGACACATTGAAAAATGTTTCGACCTGCCTGTCGGATGGCTCGATCAAGAACACCAGACAACGAACATCACAAAAAAAACTGATGTTTCAATCACTAACAAACAAATAACGTTAGTCCCTGTCATATCATGGGTACAGGCCGGAGCATGGAAAGAAGTTGGCTATTCTGAGGTTGATTTGAGCACAGCAGAAACTTATCCCTGCCCTGTACCCTGTGGCGAAATGACTTATATCTTGCGGGTGATTGGTGATTCAATGATTGATGAGTACCGTCCGGGAGACATGATTTTTGTTGATCCTGAAGTCCCTGCTTGCCACGGTGACGACGTTATTGCGTTGATGCACGATACAGGCGAAACCACCTTCAAGCGATTGATAGAAGATGGAACACAGCGTTATCTCAAAGCATTAAACCCAAACTGGCCTGAGCCCTACATTAAGATTAACGGTAATTGCTCTATAATTGGCACTGTGATTTTCTCGGGAAAACCAAGAAGATACAAAATAAAGGCCTAATCAATATTTATGAACCTGCTTCGGCAGGTTTTTTTATACTTGACAATGTACCCCGCAGATACATAATGTACCAAAACGAAACAACAAACAGGCAGGATGCCCACGAAGTAGCCGCCTGGGGCATATGAAGTCCAAGATGATTCGTTAGCAACAAAACGCCCATAGGACGCTTCGCTCTTTAACAATTTGAATATTTTCAGCGTCAATGATCTGTTTAGCTCCCTACAAGTAAATGTAGCGTAGCACCATGATAAATCCTGCTAGTGTTTAGTTAAAAATCGCGCGAGAGCAAGAACGACGTGAGGGCAGGCAATACTGATAGTGTTATTGCTATTAGTTTATCAAAAATATTTAGACGACCCAGATGAATATTTTTAATACATCCTCCCCCTAATTTAACAGGAGTAAATGTTGATGAATAACGAGACATCTATACTCAACAATTGTATGATATGAACAATTATATAACATAATGTAGGGAAAATAAAAATGGATTGGCATGACCTTATATCAAAGGTAATTATCGGACTTGTTACAGGCTCAATCGCAGCTTACTTAACTGCGCGATATGCACTCGGCCGTTATTATAAAGAAAAATGGTGGGACAAAAGAATAGATTTGTATACGCAATTAGTTGACTGTGTTTATCTTCTAAAAAACACAGCTGACTATTGGTATAAACAGGAGTTACATCACACCTCACAATTCCCAACCTACTTTAGTTACAAATCAAAAGAAGAAAATGAAATCCTTAGCAAATCTTTCTCTAATGAGCTTGAAAAACTCAGTAGAATAGGTGAGCTATCTTCATTATTCTTAACAGAAGAGTGTGGGGATAAAATCCGTTCATTCATTGAAAATGAAGAAAATCTATTTATACAATGGGAGTTTGATAGTATAGAGTTGATAGATGCCCACAAGTCAAGACTTGATAAATTAAAAGTATTACTAGACGATATTATCTCTGAAGCAAAGAGAGAGCTTAAGGTCAATAAAAAACATAACAGCCTAAAGAATATAAAGTGGTCCATAACTATGCCAGACAAAAAAAATGATGAGCCAATTAATTATCACGACAATCATTAAAACACTTTAGAACCCGCTGGGCGGGTTTTATTCAAATATACTTTGCACATCACAAATAAAACTATAACGTCCTTCTTCTTTTCCTAATATCTTATATCTACTTATTTATAAGCGGCTTACAGATCTTCAACAGATAAACCTAATGAAGGCGACAATGTTCTGATGAATAGCCACCTTTTTACTCAACTGAAAGCGCGTTCTGTCCCTTGTCATTAAGTGCCAGTTCGTTAAGTCCAAAACCTCCGGAACGCGCTTTCAATTGAGTGGGGAAAATAACTGGCGATGGCAGCCGCCCGTTGCACTAAGTGCCTCTGGATGGGGCATTTACTGAAACGAAACCAAAACTTTTAATCGCCTTATGGCGAGGGATTCGTGCAACCAAAAATCGTGCGGTGCAGCGCACCAATTAAGGAGAACTAACGATGAGTTTTATCCAGACTCTTACCGGTAAGAAGTTCAATTATATCAACTCCACCATTGACGATATTTATATCGAGGATATCGCCGGTGCGCTTTCAAATATCTGCCGCTTCGCGGGACACTTGCCGGATTTTTACAGCGTGGCGCAGCATTCCGTTCTGTGCAGTCAACTTGTGGCGCCAGAGTTCGCCTTTGAAGCGTTAATGCATGATGCAACAGAAGCGTATTGTCAGGACATCCCCGCGCAACTGAAACGCCTTCTTCCTGGCTATAAACGGATGGAAGAAAAAATAGACGCCGTAATCCGTGAGAAATACGGGTTACCCCCGGTTATGAGCACGCCCGTGAAATATGCCGATCTCATTATGCTGGCAACCGAACGCCGTGATCTCGGGCTTGATGATGGCTCTTTATGGCCTGTACTGGAAGGTATCCCGGCAACAGAGATGTTCAAAGTTATTCCACTGGCACCGGGCCATGCCTACGGGATGTTTATGGAACGCTTCAACGAGTTATCGGAATTACGCAAATGTGCATAACTCATGTAGTTAGTTTTTCTGGCGGGAGAACATCCGCATATCTTGTTCACCTGATGGAAGAACAAAGAAAGGCTGGCAATAACGTCTGCTATATCTTTATGGATACCGGTTGCGAACATCCGCTGACATACCGCTTTATCCGGGAGGTTGTAAAGTTCTGGGACATACCACTAACTGTGTTACAGGTCGATATAAATCCTGAGCTTGGGCAGCCAAATGGTTATACAGAATGGGAGCCAAAGGATATTCAGACACGAATGCCGGTGCTTAAACCGTTTATGGACATGGTTAAAAAGTACGGCACGCCATACATCGGCGGCGCGTTCTGTACTGACAGGCTAAAACTCATCCCTTTCACGAAATACTGCGATAACCATTTCGGGCGAGGTAATTACATCACATGGCTGGGTATTCGTGCAGACGAACCCCGTAGGCTGAAACCGAAATCGGGCGTCCGGTATCTTGCCGAGCTGTCAGATTTTGATAAGTCGGATGTTATCCGGTGGTGGCGAAAACAACCTTTTGATTTGCAAATCCCGGAGCATCTCGGGAACTGTGTTTTCTGCATCAAAAAGTCAACGCAAAAGCTGGGGCTTGCATGTAAAGACGAACCAGGTCTGATGCGAGTTTTTAATGAGCTGGTTACAGGCAAACACGTCAGGGATGGTCATCGCAGAACAGGTAAAGACATTATGTACCGTGGTCACCTGACGCTTGACGGAATTGCCAGAATGTCTGCCAACAGCGACTACAGAAATTTGTATCAGGCGATGGTACAGGCCAGGCGATTCGATACCGGTTCGTGTTCAGAGTCATGTGAAATCTGGGGTGATCAATTGAAATTGGAATTCGAAGAGGTAGGGGTATGACAACCGAAATTAACTACCATGCACTGCTTGAGCGCGCACGGAATAAAGTGCAGAGCATTGAGTTCGCCTTAACACAGAGTGCATTCGCTGAGATTCGCGCTGAGCTTGAAAATGATTTAGAACTGGCACGGATTGCACTGGCATCTCTGGAAGTTGAGCCAGATGAACGCGCAGCCTATGAATTATTTATGGAAAAGCGTTTCGGTAAAACAGTCGATCGTCGGAGAGCAAAAAACGGCGATAATGAATACATGGCATGGGATATGACTCTCGGTTGGATCGTCTGGCAGCAACGAGCTGGTATCCGTTTTTCAACAATGTCACAGCAAGAGGTGAAATAATGGAGCCATACAGCCTCACACTCGATGAGGCCTGTCATTTTCTCAAGATATCCAGACCGACTGCTATTAACTGGATACGCACAGGGCGTCTTCAGGCAACACGCAAAGATCCCACTAAGAATAAATCTCCTTACCTCACAACACGACAAGCCTGCATTGCGGCTCTTCAGTCTCCGCTGCATACTGTCCAGGTGAGCGCGGGTGATGGCATAACAGAGGAAAGAAAATGTCACTCTTCCGCAGAGGTGAAATATGGTACGCCAGTTTCACATTGCCGAACGGTAAAAGATTTAAACAGTCTCTTGGAACAAAGGACAAAAGGCAGGCGACAGAACTCCATGACAAGCTAAAGGCTGAAGCATGGCGGGTCAGTAAACTTGGTGAAATACCTGATATAACGTTCGAGGAAGCATGTGTCAGGTGGCTTGAAGAGAAAGCACATAAAAAATCACTGGACGATGACAAAAGCCGGATCGGATTCTGGCTTCAACATTTCGCAGGAATGCAACTAAGAGACATTACTGAATCAAAAATTTATTCAGCAATGCAGAAAATGACGAACCGGCGTCATGAGGAAAACTGGAAACTCAGGGCAGAAGCATGCAGAAAAAAAGGGAAACCTGTTCCAGAATACACGCCAAAACCAGCGTCCGTTGCAACGAAGGCTACGCATCTTTCATTTATAAAGGCCCTACTAAGAGCCGCAGAGCGTGAATGGAAAATGCTGGATAAGGCACCAATTATTAAAGTGCCTCAACCAAAGAATAAACGGATCCGCTGGCTGGAGCCCCATGAAGCACAAAGGCTGATTGATGAATGTCCGGAGCCATTAAAGTCTGTTGTTGAATTTGCACTGGCAACAGGCTTAAGACGCTCGAACATCATCAACCTTGAATGGCAACAAATAGATATGCAGCGCCGGGTGGCATGGATAAACCCGGAAGAGAGTAAATCAAACCGCGCAATCGGCGTTGCGCTGAATGATACTGCATGTCGCGTTTTGAAAAAACAAATCGGGAATCATCACCGTTGGGTATTTGTGTACAAGGAAAGCTGTACCAAACCAGACGGAACGAAAGCGCCAACAGTAAGGAAGATGCGGTATGACGCAAACACAGCCTGGAAAGCGGCGCTGAGACGGGCTGGTATTGATGATTTCAGATTTCACGACTTGAGACACACCTGGGCAAGTTGGCTGGTTCAAGCCGGAGTCCCGTTGTCAGTGTTACAGGAAATGGGAGGCTGGGAGTCTATCGAAATGGTTCGTCGATATGCTCACCTTGCACCTAATCACCTTACCGAACACGCACGGCAAATAGACTCGATCCTGAACCCATCGGTCCCAAATTTGTCCCAGTCAAAAAATAAGGAAGGTACTAATGATGTGTAACTTATTGATTTAAATGGTGCCGATAATAGGAGTCGAACCTACGACCTTCGCATTACGAATGCGCTGCTCTACCAACTGAGCTATATCGGCCCTGAAAGGACATGTTCACGAACGTGAATCACGGTGGACAAGGTTAAAACTAACCGGGCGATGCGTCAATGGCCTTGTGAATCAAATGGCTACTTTTGCATCACCCGGTTTTATTTACGCACGAATGGTGTAATCACCAATACCGATCCACTTGTAAGTGGTCAGTGCTTCCAGCCCCATTGGGCCACGCGCGTGGAGTTTTTGTGTGCTTACCGCCACTTCCGCACCTAGTCCAAACTGGCCGCCGTCGGTAAAACGCGTAGAGGCGTTAACGTAAACAGCGGACGAATCCACTTCGTTAACAAAACGCTGGGCGTTGCGCATATCGCGGGTCAGGATCGCATCGGAGTGTTGTGTGCCGTGTTCACGAATATGGGCGATGGCATCGTCAAGATCACTGACGATTTTGACGTTCAAATCTAATGACAGAAACTCATCGTCATACTCTTCCGCTTTAACAGCCACCACCTTCGCGGGGCCTGTCTGCAACTGCGCCAGCGCAGCTGCATCTGCGTGTAATGCCACGCCGCTTTCCTCCATTTGTTTGCTTAATGCGGGCAGGAAGCTATCGGCGATGTTTTTATTCACCAGCAACGTTTCTACCGTATTACATGTGCTCGGACGCTGAGTTTTCGCGTTGACGATCACTTTTAATGCTTCAGCAATCTCTACACTTTCATCAACATAAATATGGCATACGCCTATACCACCAGTGATCACCGGGATCGTCGACTGTTCGCGGCACAGTTTATGCAAACCAGCGCCACCACGCGGGATCAGCATGTCGATGTATTTATCCATACGCAGCATTTCACTGACCAGCGCACGGTCAGGATTATCAATCGCCTGCACGGCACCCACCGGTAAGCCACAGGATTTCAGGGCGTCCTGAATCACCGCCACCGTTGCCGCGTTAGTGCGACAGGTTTCTTTACCGCCACGCAGAATCACTGCGTTACCGGTTTTCAGGCACAGCGAAGCGACATCAACCGTCACGTTCGGGCGCGCTTCATAAATCACGCCAATAACCCCCAGCGGTACGCGACGACGCTCAAGACGCAGGCCGCTGTCCAGTACGCTGCCATCGATTACCTGCCCCACCGGATCGGCGAGGTTACACACCTGGCGCACATCATCGGCAATGCCTTTCAGCCGTGCGGGCGTCAGTGCCAGACGGTCAAGCATCGCTTCGCCAAGGCCATTGGCACGCGCGTCAGCAACATCCTGGGCGTTAGCGTTGAGGATGATTTCGCTTTGTGCTTCCAGTTCATCGGCGATTTTTTCCAGCACGCGATTTTTTTCGCGGCTGGAGAGTTGCGCTAATTTATACGAGGCTTGCTTCGCGGCAATGCCCATTTGTTCCAGCAT